TTTAAGTTTGATCAGATTTTTAAAATAATCTCTTGGTGCTGTTAATTCACCAGTTATTACAAATGATTTGCCTTTGAAAGCATTGTTGATTTCAACAAGTCTGATATGACTTGTATTGACGAACACCACCTGGTCTTCCCATATTGCTTTAACGTAGTTTTTATTTGTTACTTCTAAGACTAAAATTGCTGTGCCTGTTTGAATTTCCTTATGAGAAAACCAATCATTTGGAGATTTATTAGCACTTACATTTGACACAAGCAAACCAGTATGGATTGATGTAAAAAATGAAGTTGCTGGAATTATTGCAGGAACTTCAATATCATTATTGTCAATAACATATACCATTGAAACAGAAGAAGGTATCATTGAATCATGCCCAAATTTTTGTGTTGAATGCACTGATCCATTTGCAATGAACGGATGTGCAAACATTCAAGTTTCATGCGGAACAGGAAATCAATTTAATCCATACGACCTAACAAAATCAATTAAAATATACAAACAATTAACGAACATTGTTAATGGCATATTCGGACATGAGGTTAATTACTTTAAAACTGAACCAGATTTAAGAACTAGTGATGTTATTCTTATGGAGTATTCATTACATAATGTTGTCGACAATCAAACAATAAAAATATTAGTTCCTGATAATGAATTTCCAACTGAAGCAAATTCATATGACATATTTGGAATTGAATTAGAAGATTTTGAAGTACATATAACTGCTGAAGAATTTGAATCACATTTTGGACTTGGAAAATATCCAAGAAGTAAAGATTATATGTTTATTCCAATTATTAACAGAATGTATGAAATAAGTTCAGTTTCATTAGCAGACGAATTTAATAAATCGCATTCTTATTGGAGAGTTAAATTAGTTAAATATCAAGATAGAACCGATGTTATCAAAGGTCAATTTGATGCAGCAACTGACGTGCTAGTAACTGGAATAGATGAAATATTTGGAGAAAAGATTCAAGAGGAATACACTAAAAATTTAAAACAAGAACAATTTCAGACCGTTATTACAACATATCGAGATGGAATTAGAGAATTTGTTAATAAAGACCTTAAAATTAAAGATTACGATCTTAAAAATAGATGGACTGTTGTTAGTAAAAATTATTATGATTTGTCAACATTTCCATTAGATGATAGAGCACTATTCTACGATGTTAAATCTAAAGTTGAAATCGGCGCTAATGCTGCTTTTACTGGATGGTTTTCTCCTCAATTTAGTTCAACATCAACAGATGAACACTATGTTTTTGGAGATAATACATCAATAACTGGTTTTCAATTAACATTGTCTAATACGTCATTCAAATTTAAAGTTAATGAAATAACTGAAGCATTTACGCATGGAATAACTTTTAACCCGAATAGGTGGTATGCTTATGTTGTTAATGTTAACAATACATTCTCACAGTTGGGTGTTTCAATATATAGTTTAGATCCTGATAGTAACTTAAACAAATTTACACCAGGTCAAATTACAACGCCACAGATGTCTTCTAATAATTTAATTCAAGAATTTGTTGAAAATAGACCGATGACAACACAGTTAACATGGGACAATACTTCAAATTACGGATTAAGAGGAAATGGAATGTTTATGACAAACATTAGAGTATTTAATACTCCAATCGAATTTGAACAACACTCAAATGTATTAAATCAATATGTTGTTAGAGATAATCAATTAGCAAAGGTTATTGACAATGCGATACCATCACTAGGATTCCAGAAGTTTGCTAACGCAAGATAATATTGATACATATACTATCTAACAAACAATTACTATGTCAGAAAATAAAAGTATAAAAGACCAGGCTGAGGATATTAGACGGGATCTTGATGAATTAATCGGTAACGACAGTTCACGTGAGATTTCAGATGTTATTGAAACAGACCCAAAACTTCCAGCAAAAAGACCAGAAACATATATGTCTTTTAGTGAACTTAAAGAAAGTTCAACTAGAAAAGCAAAGAAAACAATTTCAGCCTTAATGAAATTTTATCTTGATGCTGACATTATTGAAAAGGACGAATATATCCAAGCTAAAAAGAAGATGGACGAAATGACAATGAGTTCATTAGTTTATCAATTACAAGCCGGTGAAAGAGCACTAACAACCCTGTTAGAAGCAATTGAAGATGGAGAAGTTGCACCAAGAATGTTTGAAGTTCTTGCAACTCTTCAAAAATCAATGCTAGATATTATTAAATCTCAAACAATGTACTTAATGGCAACCGAGGAAAGTACCAAAAGAATTGCTAGAGATATTGAAATCTACCGTAAAAAAGACGATATTAGAGAAATCGAATCTTCAGGTGGAGATTCATCTTCTGGAAACATTCAAAGAGGTTCAAAAGACCTAATGAGAATGATTAGAGCCGGAATTGATGATAACGAAAATGAAATCGAGGACGTAGAAATTACAGAATAATATGGCAAATGATAATTACGTAGGAGACAATAAATGGATTCCAGCTGAAGATGCAAATGCAGATTCTCAGAAACTAATATGGTCGACGAAAATAGTTAATGACTTAGTAGTTGCTCTTGATAAAGGTTATAGACCACAAGTGAGTCTTCCATTTTATGAAGGTAAACAATTTCTAAGAAAAGGTAATATTGTATTTGAATATACAGATGCTGAAATCGCAGAATTAGCAAAGTGTGCAAATGATATTGTATATTTTGCTGAAACCTATGCAGTTGTAATGACTGATAATGGGGTTCAAAAAGTAAAACTTAGAGAATATCAAAAGGACTTATTAAGAGATTTCCAACATAATAGATTTAATATTGTATTGGCATCCAGACAGATGGGTAAAACCGTAACCGCCTCCATTTTTAATGCATGGTACTTGACATTTAATTATGACAAAACCACATTATTATTAGCGAATAAATCTGAATCAACAAAGGAGATTATTGACAAAGCAAAGGTAGTTATTGAAAACTTACCATTCTTTATGAAACCGGGAATTATCAAATATGACGTTATGAACGTTAGATCCGATAATGGTTGTCGTTTGGTTGGACAGTCAACAACTGCAAAATCCGGTATTGGTTTTACGATTCATAATTTATATCTTGATGAGTTTGCACACGTTCACCCAACAATCGTGGATTCATTTTATGAAAACGTTTATCCTACACTTTCTGCATCTAAAATTTCAAGAATCAATATTACTTCTACACCAAATGGATTTAATAAGTTCTATGAAATTTGGTCAGCTGCAGAAAAAGGTGACAATGCATATACACCATTAAGAATTGACTGGTGGCAACACCCCGATAGAGATGATGCGTGGTATCAGAGAGAACTTAAAAACTTAGGTTCTGATCATGCATTTAATAGACAGTACGGAAATGAATTCGTTTCATCATCCACACTGTTATTATCTCCGGGTTCAATGGCAACTATGAGAAAAAAGGCAAAGAAATTTATTCATCACGAATTAGAAGACTTTGAAAATATACACATCGATACAAATGGTTATTTGATGTGGAATCCAGATTTTGATTTAGATACGACTGTTTTAGAAGATAAACGTTGGTTGTTTTCTGTAGATATTGCAGAAGGTAATGGAGGTGACTATTCTATTATTAATGTTTTTGAAGTAGAACCTATGAGCAAAAAGCACATAGATAAAATTGCAAACCCTGGAGCAATGTATGACTTCTTTAGAATCAATCAAGTTGCAATATTTAAATCAAACGAGCAAGTTATTGAAGATTTTGCTAAGATTTTATATACATTAGCTTGTGAAGTCTTTAATCCAGAAAACGTGAAGATGGTTATTGAATTTAACACATACGGAAGTATCTTGTTACAATATTTACAAACAGTATTTCCTCAAAGAAATGAATTTGAAGATGAGATGGTTTTAAGATTTAAACACCGTCACGATTCTAAAACATTAAAAGCAGGTTTAAGATTAAAAGCAGATAATAAAGCTGTTTTTTGTCAAAACTTTAAAAAATTAATAGAAGCTAATAGAATTTTTATTAATGATATAGATACTGTTAATGAAGCTTCTCTTTTTGGAACTTTAAAAAATGGTAGTTATGGAGCTCAAATGGGTCACGATGATGCTATTATGACAGCTATTAATGCCACAGAATTCTATGGAACTACAGATTATGCAGATTTTGTCGAAGAATTATTAGACACGATTGACGAAAATTTACACGATTACATGGAACAAACGCTGTTTAAAGACATAGAGTCAGACGGATCACTGCAATATGATATTTATGACTTACTATAAAGATATATAGATATAAACAATCTATTATAATATGAAAAAATATCATTATACTTACAAAATTATTAATATAAAAAATAAAAAATCATATAGTGGTGTTAGATCTACTAATAATATTCCATCTGATGATCTTGGTATAAAATACTTTTCTAGTTCTTCAAATTTAGAATTTATGCAAGATCAATTAGAAAATCCACAAGATTATAAATATGAAATACTTAAACTTTTTGTAAATAGAGATTTGGCTTTGGCACATGAAATAGAATTGCATGAGAAATACAATGTAGCTAAAAATGATTTATTTTATAATAAAGCTAAACAAACAAGCGATAAATTTGATACTGGCGGTATTACTTTTAATTTATCAGATGAAGCTAAACTTAAAATTAGTAATGCAAACAAAGGTAGAAAATTTACAAAAGAGCATACTGAAAACATAGGGAAATCAAGTTTAGGCAGAAAACATACTGAAGAAATTAAAAAAAATATCTCACTTAAAAATACCGGCGTAAATAATGGAATGTATGGTAAAAAACATGCAGAAGATTCTATTAAAAAAATGAGTGAATCTAGTAAAAATCCATCACTAGAAACTAGAAAAAAAATGTCAGAAAATCACGCAGATGTGAATGGTCATAAAAACCCAATGTATGGTAAAAA